ATGATGCTTTTATACCCAAGAACGTGTCACTAAGCCATGATTAAGCCAAGTCAAGTCATAGTTGGTCAAGACGCTATTGATCTAGTCTCAGATCGGCTCACATCGGTTTTGCCGCCGTTATCAGCTGCGGTATTTGGGCATGAAGTGCCACGCATACACACGCCGCTAAATGATTTGCCGTCTCGCGGGCATGAATTGATTGACTTTGCTGCTCAGATTATCCCGGGCGGCTTCATGCCGTGGCAAAAATGGCTGGCAATTCAATCGCTTAAAATCAAGCCTGATGGCAGATATTACCACCCAGTAACTTGCGCCACTGTAGCCCGCCAGAATGGAAAAAGTACCTACATGCTAGCGCGAATTGCGATGGGTTTATTTCATTGGGATGAGTCTTTGCAGGTTGGCTCAGCTCATCGATTGGTTACATCGCTTGAGCAATTTAGATCGCTGGTGGCAATTATTGAAAGCCATGACGATATTGCCAAGCAAGTAAAGCGCATCCGATGGCAACATGGAGCTGAGGAGATCGAGACTTTGGCTGGCAATCGATTCGTTATCAAAGCTGGTGGATCAGCGGCTCGCGGTCTAAGCAAGCCAGAGGTTGTTCACCTTGATGAGCTGCGAGAGATGAAAGATTTAGATTCGTTCGCCGCTTTGAGGTTCACCCTTATGGCTGCGAAAAATCCGCAAGTCAATTGTTTTTCGAATGCCGGTGATTCTCACAGCATTGTCTTGAATATGCTGCGCGAACGCGGAATGGCTGCCAGTGCCGGTGCGATCGATGACGTTGGATACTTTGAATGGTCAAGTCCGACCGAGGTGCTATCCATTGAGAATGCTGCCTTTGCCAATCCCGGTCTTGGCATAACTATTCACCCAGATAATATCCGTGCCGTATTTAATGACCCGGTCGAAGTTGTGATGACCGAGGTATTGTGCCGATGGGTGCAGACAATTTCAAGCGTTGTCGGAGCTGCTGAATGGAATGAATGCACCGATTTGGAAGTCGATCTAGACACCGAGAAGCTGACATGGCTGGCAATCGATTGCTCGCCAGATCGCAGATTTGCCGCGCTAGTCGGAGCGCAGAAATTAGGCGATGAAAAGTTTGTGGTTAAGCTGCTGCACACTTGGGAAAATGGCGTACAGCTAGACGATCGAGAGATTGCCAATGAAGCCGCTAAATACTGCCGCGAATATCCGATTGAGTATCTCTTATATTCACGCCGTACATCTGGGGCGGTTGCAGCTCGATTGCAGCCAGCGGGAATCCCGATCCTAGACATGGATGGCGATTACCCGCAAAGTTGCGACATGCTACTTGGCGCGATCAATGGCGGTCGGTTGCGTCATCGAGGACAACCCGAACTTACAACGCAAATGCTTTCAGCCGTCCAATTAAGGCGCGGCGATGGCGGATGGGTAATAGGACGCAGAGCCAGCCAAAGCGCCGTTTGCGCCGCTGTTGCCACAAGTCTTGTGACGTTCTATGCGACACGCCCAGAGACCGAGTTTGACATATTAGTGGGTTGATCCTTGACCACTGAGAGAATTCGTGCATGGGATTCCGAGACTTATTTGTGCGAACAGCATCCGTCACAGCACCGACGTACGATGTCTCGGCTTCTCTTGCCCCAGTAACATCACTTGATTCACTTTCGCCATTTTTTCGCGGCAATCGAACAGCTACACGTCAAGAAGCCATGTCAGTGCCAGCGATCGCGCGTGGTCGCAATTTGATCTGCTCATCAATTGCATCGATTGAATTAAATGTGATTGATCGTCAGACTGGAATGAAGGTGGACACACCGCGCGTCATTCGCACACCTGATCCACGCATTCCCGGCGTTGCCACCTATGTCTGGACGCTTGAGGATTTATTGTTCTCGGGTTACGCGTACTGGCGTATAACCGAGGTCATGGCGGACACGCAGCGCGTTCGCAGTGTTGAAAGAATTGCACCAGATCGCGTGACAATAAATACAAATAGCGATTCAACAGAAATCGAATCATATTCAATTGATGGTCATACACCTGCGCCGCTAACTGGCGTGGGAAGTTTGGTCGTGTTCTACGGAAATGATGAAGGGTTACTCAACCGAGCTGGTTTCACAATAAGAACCGGCGCGGAATTGGAACGTGCGGCGGCAATGTACGCGCGTGAGCCAGTGCCGCAAATGGTCTTGAAATCAAATGGAACAGCGCTGCCAGCTGATCGCATCGCAAAACTTCTTGAGTCTTGGGGCGCAAGTCGCCGCAATCGATCAACGGCATTTCTTAACGCCGACATTTCATTGGAGACTTTGGGATTTGATCCTGAGAAATTGCAGCTATCGGCAGCCCGCTCCTACATCGCCACCGAATTAGCGCGAGCATTAGGCATCCCGGCATTTTACATCGATGCCGAAACTGGATCATCAATGACTTACACAAATGCAACGACAACGCGACAGACTTTGCTTGATTTCTCTTTGATCCCGCTGATGAATAGCGTAACCGAAAGATTATCAATGCCGGACTTTACGCCATCAACTCAGCGCGTTGAATACGCATTAGACGACTACTTGCGCGGCTCAAATCTTGAACGCGTACAAATATATGAAATTCTCAATCGCATTGGCGCATTGAGTGCAGATGAAATCCGAGTAGCAGAGGAAATGATCCGATGAAAATACTGACACCATTCACAATCACAGCAGCAGATTCCGAAACGCGAACTATCACTGGCAAAATTGTAGAATTTGATACGCCAGCGAATGCGTCTACTGGCAAAGTCTTGTTTAAGTCTGGATCACTTGTCCCGGCATCTGTGAGACTTAACCTTGAACACGATTCTGGCAGACCGATTGGGAAAAGCATTGGCATGGAACTCTCACCAGATGGCAAGTCAATCAATGCCACATTTAAGATCTCAAAGACAACCGCCGGAACTGATGCAATTCAAGAAGCAATGGATGGACTGCGCGATGGATTTAGCGTTGAAGCAAATGTCTCAGATCATGGATTCAATGAGGATGGAACGATGGTCGTCAATCAAGCCGAACTTGTCGGCGTTGCACTAACTCACAAACCAGCATTCGATCAAGCTCGCGTCAGTCATGTCGCAGCTACAACCGATGAAACACCAGCAACACCAGATGAAAACCCAACCGAAGGAGACGAAGTGGAATCCACTACCGAAAAAACAGAAGCACCAGCCGTTGAAACGGTAGAGGCTTCACAGCACATGATTCAAGCAAATCGACCAGCACCAATGTTCACAAAGCCACGCAGCCCAATCGTAAATCTTGGCTCATGGATGGAACACTCAATCAAGGCAAAACTTAATCCAATGTCTGATTCTGCAATTTATGTTGCAGCAGCTAACGATGATCTTGGGACAACAAATCCAGCATTTAATCCAACACGTCAGCTCACCGAAGTTATCAATGCACTTAGCAACGGAACACGCGGCGCAATCGATGCCGTCAGTCGTGGAAATTTGCCAGACGCAGGACTTCAATTTGAAATTCCAAAGATCACACAAATTGCAGAAGTCGATCCAGTTGCAGAAGGTGGCGCAGTAACAAATACCGGGATTGAGTCCAGCTTCATCTCAGTTCCAATCACACGCTTCGCCGGACGTAACATTCTGACAACAGAAATCATTGACCGCAGTTCACCTGATTTCTTTAATGAGCTTGTTCGTATCATGGGTTCAGCAATGGCATTTGCTCAAAACAAATACGTTGCAGCTCAAATCAAAGCCGATGCCGCAACAGATGGCACACCAACAGCCAACACAGCAGCAGGATTGATTGCATATGTAAGCCGCGCAAATGCAGCCGTCTATGCAGGAACACAACGCTTCGCACGTAACATCTTGGTATCGCCCGGACAATGGAGCAACATCATGGGCTATAACGATGCAGGCACACCACTATTTAACGCATACCAGCCACAAAATCAAGCTGGTCTTGTAACTGGTCAATCACAACGCGGCGTTGTACTTGGCTTGAATTTCTACGTGGACAACTCAGGTGAATTCACTGGAACAGGCGATGACTCAATGGTCGTACTTGAACCAGATTCATTCACTTGGTATGAAAGCGGCAATTTCCGTCTAGATGTCAATAAGCCATCCGATGGAACAGTTGAAGTGTCACTCAATTCTTATGGCGCATGTGCCACAAGAATTGCAGCTGGTGGAAATCTCTTTAACTTCACCTAATAACTAATCATCGACCGTAGCCGCTCCCGGATGCGGTCGAGCAGACGAAGGGAACGGAAATG